CATTGAGGTTTACTGCAACGAGTTCACAAGCAACAACTTATGATCTTGCAAATAATGTAGCAATGGGTAATCGAGCAGATTTATCTGACACAATATCAACAACTGCTTTAGAATTAGCTTCAGGTAGGTTTACTTCTGCGGTTAAGACAGCGGTTGGATATTCAACCATTACAATTGCTTAATAGGAGAATAAATTATGGCTGATAAAAAAATAACAGACTTGACTGCTGCGACGGCGGCTACTAAAGATGATCTAGTTATGGTTGTCGATGATCCGTCAGGAGCATCACCAAGTAATAAAAAGATCACAATACAGAACTTTTTTAAAGTTCCGTCAAGTAATACTGGAAATGTTACCGCATATACAAATACTACTGCGGGACAAGTTGCATGGGTGACGGATGGGAACGCCGGAGCGGCGACACTGGCTGTATTTGATGGTACAAACTGGAAAGTCGTAACATACGGGTCAACCATCAGTCATAATTAGTTTTTAACTTTTTTGATTATGGTATATTATGAGTACAAAGGATGATACGAAAACTATCTCTATTAAGGAGATTGAGTCTAAACGAGAAGAATTGGTTCAAAATAATAAAGCTCTTGCGGAAAGAATTCAACTTCTGAACCAAGAGCATACCAATATTACGAATCAGATTCACATGACAAACGGTGCGTTGAATGTTATCAATATGCTTCTTGATGAAAAATCGCAGACAAATGAAGAATGATATTTTCAGATATAACAGATGGTAATATAAATTTATATGCAATGAAAGTATATGATAATCCTCAATGTATTGATGAAGCGGAATATCATGAGGATATGAAAAAAACCACTTATATAAAAAGACTATTCAATCATTATAGATTAACAGGTGAACTAAAATCTAGATTAATTTTAAATCATTTGATAGTTTTTGCTAATGTTTTTCCTGCGCGAGATGCCGTTAGGATATTATTTTTTAAAATTCATGAAGAATATTATCCAATATTAAAACCATTTTTAGTATCATTATCTATGATGCCAGATAGGGTTACGGGGATTAGAGGAAAGGATATATACTCTAGTGATATTTTTATGGATGATTACGTAATACAAGAATTAAGGAAACTATAATGTCTGCAATAACTACAGGAGTAGATTATTATCTCGCTTATCAATTCTTAAAAAAATTGACCACACCTTTTAATAAAACAGAAGCTTTCAAATTAGGAATCATTGATAAAAATGGTAAGGTTTTGAGGAAGAGAAAAGAATTATCTTCCAAAGAGCGTGATTCTTATAAGATAATGGACACTATTGCATTCAATTTAAAAAAATTATTACAAAAACTTCCTGGTGGAAAAAGTAAAATAGCCTCTATTGGTGCTGCGTTGTTTCTTATGAAAGAAGAAACAATTATTAAGGAAAGTTTTCCACAATCAGCATCTTTTGATTATCATAGAGATAATTTTGAAGAAGAATTTTTACAGTTTATAAATTCTCAAGAATGTTATGATCTTTTGCAAGAATGTGCAGAACCGGTTACTCAATATTTAAAAGAAGAAGATGTACATATTTTAATTCCAGAAGATGGACCGACAGTTGTAACAACTGGACAAGCGGGATTAGGTACTAATCCTCCTGGTCCGTCAAGAAGATTTGCTGGAGCAAAAGTATTTAAAGTTCCAACTACAACATTTATGAGAGCAAGGTTGGGCAAAAAGAAATACGCAAGATACAGAAAGATATTAGGTGAAATAGAGAATGGCGAAGAAATAAGACAATATTGTTTGAAAAATTACAAAGAGCCGATTGTTCTTGAAGATGAAAGAACCGGCGCGATGTTATATTTAAGATATGGAAAGGACCGTGATGTTAGCAGGCTTACTATTTAATGTAATTTCTGGACTTGTGATGGATAAAGCACAAGATTTAGCGCATGATCATGTTCAAAAAATGATTGATGATGTTTTACCAGATAGTGCAAAAAAAGAATTAGATAAAATTATTAAAACTGATCCTACGCATACTTTTGCTACAGCAAAAGATGCACTTAAAGGAGCAGTAGAAGGTAAACTCCCCATCACTTTGAAAGATGGAAAGATAATGCCTATAGAATTAAATATTAAAATTAAATATGATCCTAGTACTGGATCAATTCAAGTAGAAAAAGCAGTTAAATAAGAAAGGAAATTATGGCAGGAATTGAACAAACCAAAGAGGTAATGACTTTTATATTTTCATTATCAGAAGCGGTAGAGAAATCCTTAGATGATGGTGAATTTAATTGGTCTGATGCGAGATATTTTCTTGATCCATTAAAAAAATTAAAACCAGCATTAAATGAAATTGATGAAGTTATTCCAGAAATAATGGATTTAGATGATGATGAACTAAGTGAATTGGTTGCATATGCTAAAGAAAAGTTTGATTTGGAAGATGATGGTGCTGAAGAAAAAGTTGAACGTGTAGTAGATTGCGGCGTTGAACTTCTTCGATTATTTACAGATCTAAAGAAAGGTCCTGCATAGAAAAGACTTGACAATTGCCCCTTTGGAGAGTATAATTAATAGTATATTCTTCAAAGGAAAACCCAATGAGTATTTTTACTGATATTAAATATCTAAATCTAGCCTCCTCACATTTACAATCATTTAAGAAAAAGGGAGATCATCTTTGGAATTTTCGCTGCCCTGTTTGTGGTGATTCTCAAAAGAATAGAACTAAGGCTAGAGGATATGTTTATAGAAAACAAAATGCATTATTCTATAAATGCCATAATTGCGGTGATGGTAGATCTGTATCCAACCTTATAAAATTTTTAAGTTTAGATATACATAAACAGTATGTACTTGAAGTCTATAAAGATGGTGAAAATAGATATACACAACCAAAAGAAAAACCAAAATATGAATTCAAGCGCCCTTCCTTTAAAAAGAAACATCAAATAAAATTACCAAGTATTAGATCTCTTCCTGTTGAACATTATGCTAAACAGTATGTGTTAAATAGAAGGGTTCCTTCCGTTTTTCATTCTTTATTATATTATACTGATGACTTTAAACAATGGGTAAATAGTACTGTAGAGATAGAAACAAAATATGAATTACAAGAAAATGATTCTAGATTAGTAATTCCATTTTTTGATAAAAAGGGAAACTTAATAGGTGCACAAGGAAGAGCATTAGATCAATCAGAATTAAAATATATCACAATTAAAATTAGTGAAGATTTTAAAAAAATATATGGACTTGATAGAGTTAATATTAACAAACATGTATATGTGGTAGAAGGTCCTATTGATTCTATGTTTCTGGATAATTGTATTGCAATGGCTGGATCAGATATTTCTGATTTGTCTTTTATTAAAGATAAGGTTATTGTGTATGATAATGAGCCAAGAAATAAAGAAATTGTTAAAAAATTAGAAAAGCAGATAATTCAGAATAATTCTGTATGTATTTGGCCTTCTAACTTGAAATTTAAAGATATTAATGATATAATAATAGGTGGAATGAAAAAAGAAAAAATAAAATCAATTATAGATGAAAATACATTTAAAGGTCCAGTAGCCACTCTTAAATTAAATTCTTGGAGAAAGATATGAAATATATGGTTGTAATAGAATCGCCGGAAGGGGAACTTGTTAAATCTGAAATTCAAGCAGATAATACAACAGAAGCAAAACAGATTATGTTTGGTATAACCTTATATCCATCAGGTAATATGAGTGATAAAACAAAGTATGTAGATCATACATTTATTAGAGCTGTTGAAATTTAATTATGACAAACAGTATAAATCATGAAGGAGTTGATTTTCACTTCTATACAGGTGAAAGATTGCCAGCTAGAGATCTTGTTTTAAAATATCATTATTCTGGAAGATGTCATAATAATCCAATTTTAGTTGGAAGTCTTCATTTAAATGGTGGATTATTTGGTGATAAAGGAGAAATTGTTGCGGCATGTTTTTTTGCATTGTCTAATAATAATACATGGTCAGTGAAGAAAGTTAATGTTATTGAGCTTGTTAGATTAGTTAGGAAAGAGGACATTAAAGCACCTCTTAGTTGGCTTATATCAAAAACTATTAAAGCTTTAAAGAGAAAGGGTGGTTATGATATTGCAATTTCTTA